TTTTATAGGTTTACCTTGAGAATCATAACCAGGCCCTAATTCTTCACCGTCATCATCTTTAACTTTAAAATTAACAATACCACCTTTACCATCTCTATCAGCGTATAAACTTGCTAATTCGGATTGAGTTGGAAATTTTCTAACATTATTTTTTGGTTCTTCTGCCGGGGTTACTGGTTCTGGAACTAGTTGTTCCTGATCAGGAGATGTTATATTTTTCTCTGTATCATCTACATCTTTAATATTTTTAGTATATAGGTATTTAATTGCCTTTAACAGTGCTGCCGCCTCTTGTGCATCATCGTTAATATTATCAGCATTTTGCTGAATGATTTCAGCATTTTGTTGAACTTCACCTCTTAAATCTATCATAATTTGTTTTTCATTATCGATAAATTCTCTATCTTTGTTTAGCTTTTGCACCTCTGTGTTAAATTGTTCAATATCTTTTTGATAACCTTTAACTATATCGGAATACTTTTTTATTTCGCCGGCATGTTGTTGTTGAATATTACCTATTTCGCCTTTTTTCTTTTCAATATATTTTGAAAATCTACCTTCTTTTTTATCTAAATCAGATTGAGTTTTACGTAATTGGTTTTCTAATTTTTTATATAACTCATCTCCAACTGTTTTTTGATTGTTTAATGTGTTTATTAAAGAATTTACTTTTTGCAAATCTTCATTATCAATAGAGGGATTGTTAGCAATTTCTTGAATTTGTAGTTCTATATTTTTAAACTTTTCTGGATCCATGCCAGGTTTAGTTTTTAATATTTCTAAATCTTTTTGTAATTTTTCTAAATCATCTGCACTAATTTTTGCTTGTTGTTGTACGCTTGCGCCACCGGTAGTAAGAGTACTACTTAATTGCTTTAATCTTGCAACTTCACGATCGGTTTCAATTGATTGTTGTTCAAAGTCCTGCAGTTCTTGTCCCAATGAATCTACTGCACCTCTTAGTCGCTCATTCTCACGCTTTTGTGTGTCAATTAATTTGTTTTGAACCGAATCAGTTTTTTCCTGATTTTTCATTTCATCTGAAATTAATAATATCATAGCCTGTTCTGCAGAATAGCCTGGATATTTATTCTTAGCTCTATATATTAAATCCTTATCAACCGACAATTGGCTAACCGTACCTTGGTTAGGTTTTTCGACTTCATTTAATAATGATGAAATTTTCATGTAATTATATCCAAATCTTATTTTCTAATTCCAGCAATATTTAATATTCTTGCTAAATCATCTGAACCTTCTGCTACTGTTTCATTAGCTAATGGTATATCTAATTTTTTAACAGGAGGTTTTGGAGTAGGATAGTATGCAGATTTAGCACGTTTATCCGTACCTTTAATTTTTGGATTATCTACTCTAGGATTTACATGCTTCCATGGATCTAGAGCATCATTTTCTTTCTCTTCGCCTTCACCAACTAGATCACCAATCGTTGCTGGCTTGTTAGCTTTAGGGCCTTTGTTACGCCATTGTCCTGCTTCACCGGTAGCGTAGTCACCTGCAAACTCACCATCTTCTGTTACGGGTTTTTCTTTCTTGCTATACTTAGCACGAATGTTTTGCATTTCTTTTTCGCTAGCATCTCTTAGACCAGCGTCTTGTAGTGCCCTCATACCAGGCTCACCATACTTATCGTACCCAAAAGATGCTTGTAGTGCGCTTTCATCAACTTCTTCGCCGGCTCTGAATCTCTTAACCATTGCTTTAAGTGCTTCAAGTTTGTCATCAGGTACATCCATAAAATGATCGTGTCCCATTTTCTTTGATGCTTTACCTAAAGCAGTGAAGTGATCCATTTTGTCATTGTTTTGTTTTGGATCACTTCTCAAAGAACTGTCAGCTTGACCCATGTCAACTTCATCAGTACGCTTCTCAACATCACTGTACGCCATGCTTGGTTTACCATTTTCTGGATTACGAACACCTGCTTTATCTTTCAAGTCTTTTAGTAAATCTTCTTCACTACCGCCACCTAATTTATCAAATACTTTACCACCAATTGTCTTAACAACATCTTTAACTTTATCAAACATTCCCTCATCTGTACTCATTAAATCTGATTCTTGCAAACCGTTTCTTTGTAATATTTTAGTAATCTTAAAATATATATCTTTTACTCGGCTTCGTATCTCTGGGCTCATGTCATCTGGAGTAGCATACATCATTACTTTTTCTAACGCACCTAATTGATTTTTAAGTTCTTGTGCATCATCATATGATACTTTTAACTCAGGTACTCTTTTTATATCATAACCAAATACTCTAGCTTCATCTAATTCTTCTTTGAAAATACCTAAATCTTTTCCACCCTTCATAAAGTTGCCGGTTGGATCATTTGGGTTACTTCTTGCTAATTCTTTTGCTTTAACATCAAATTCAGGCTTCTTACCAGTAACTTGTACACCGGCTGATTTTTGTAATTTTTTAAGTAGTTCTTCTTCACTTCCACCACCTAATTTGTCAAACACTTTATTTCCGACTTTCTTAACAGTATCTAATATACCTTCATCAACCTCTTTATCTAATTGGTCAGCAAAATGAGCAAGTGCTGGACTCTTGCCTGCCATATATGCATCTACGGCTGCGCCTTCATCAATTAAGTTGTCAGCCCATTCAGTTAACTCATTAACTTCTTTCATCTCTGCTACTTTCTTATGTAGCTTATTCAATATTGGCATTACACTTTCAATACGTGGGTCTAATGTTTCTTGTACAAACAACTCATTTAAATTATTTTCTTCTGTCTCATCTTCCATTAAAGGTGGGGTATATGATTCAAAATAACTATTGTATCCGCGAGCACCACGCATCTTGCTTAATGATTCTTTTAAACTTTGATAATGATTAATGCCTTCATTAACTAATTGTTGTGCTGATTCATTGAATTGATTATTGCGGGTAGCACGAACAAAAGCACCCATCTTATTGTATTCTTCACATAGACCAATAATATGATTCCAACGGTCATCATGCGGCATTCCACCTTCAGCTAAATGACGGGCATATATCTGAGCAACACCTGGTTTAGTTGTAGGGGCAAGAATTCTTTCACCTTGTGTATTCTCTAAGAAGATACGATTTACGTTACGATAACGCTGTTCACCTTCTTCAATTGTACGACTATGCTCAATAACAATCTTAACAGTTGGAATATTGTCATTATAACTAGCCTTCTTACCCATTGGATAGTAGCCTTCTGAAATTTTTTCTTGCTTTTTCATATGTTCCCTTTTTGCCATATCATATTTTAAATGGTCTCTATTTTTAACTTCAAAACTTAATTGGTGTTGTTGTGAAAAACGTTTTAGATGATTCAATAGTTTGTACCATGAATCATCACCGCCGTTATCTTCTTTTTCACTATTAGCAACATCATCACCAAAGTAGATGATTAACTTGTGTAATCCGTCAATAGATGCTGTTACTGTACCGTATTCTTCCCCGTCTTTAGTAAACTTGAATTGAAAGACTTCTGCTTCTTCTGGGACTGGAATTTCCTTACCAGAAGTATCCAATAATGTAGGAGCATAGCCTCTGCTACGTAATAGTTCAAATAATGAGCGGTTGATTGATTCTTGATTTTTAGCCATATTGTATTTATCTTTTATGTCTTAGCTTATAACCGCAAAGAAGGGCAAAGGAGCGATGTATTCATCATGGTCACGTATCTGTGTCTCTAAATTAACGTGATAGTCACTTAAATGCTGTAACATACGTGTAACCAACAAACTAGCCATTATCAAATCATCTGTGTCACCTATTTTAGCGGCATAACTTCCACCGTGTGCTACAAATGCTTTTAATTCGCTAATAAGACTACGACTATTTACAGTCATTCTTTTACTTTCAACCAATGTTTTGAATTTAGCACAACTTGCTAGTTTACTTTTATTGGTAGTATTGAATCCTCTACGTCCTTTACCTGCTTCACTAATAAAGATACCCGGGATATTAGATTCTCCGTATTCGTTTAATGATATGATAGCGGCTTCCCCAATGCCATTACATTCAATACTGTAATAAATGTTATTGGGTTCGTTAGTACATTCTGCTATATGTTTGGCAATTTGTGCCAATAGTTTGATCTGACTAGGGATATCTGTTTTATTGTGTTTCCACTCACCAACTTGGGTAGTAGTGTTTGCTTCAAAGATTTGAATAGCTGAAGGATCTCCACCTGTACCAAGACTTGGATCTAGTCCTATACAATAAATATTACCCTTCTTTGGCTTCTCATACCAACGTACTTGTCCTATACGACTTACAGGTTCTATACCTTCCATAGCTATCAATGTATTTGGATTAATCAAGGTCTCGTCAGCAATAATGAACTCACAACCAATCTCTCGGTTAAAACGATCATCACCGAGCTGTGCTTTTATTTCATCCGCCCACTGTTGATCTCTTCCAGGTTGTTCACTCCAGTGTGCTCTATATGCTCTGAATCCGTTTACACCAATTTCAGTGGTGTTGCCAAAATCATCTTCTGTCTTGTTAGCGCCCTTCCAGATATAAGCAAACTGATCCTCATCGGAGTTAGGGGTGCTTGTGATAATAGCTTTACCACCAGTTGACAATGTAGGTGTGATAGCTGTCCAGAATTCTTTAGCAATACTTGGTCTAACAAATGCAAACTCATCTAAGTATAGTAGTGTAATAGACATACCACGACCTGTGTTTTCAGTAGTTGTTGCTGAAACAATACGTGATCCATTTTCAAAGTCCAATGAACCTTTGTTGTATGTTGTTACACCTGCTTTGATATAATCGGGGCAGTTTTCGTATGCATAACGAATACGTTGCATGATCTCCTGAGCGCCTGTATATTTGTGTGCCGCAACTAAGATAGTACTGTCTGGCACAAACATAGCGTACCAAAGTAAGTACCCAGCCGCTGAAGTTGATTTACCTGACTGTCTTGGCATCAGTGAGATTGAAAATCTATAATTATGATAGGTTTCAATTAATCGTTTCTGATAACCCCATGGGTGATAGACCATACTACCTTTAGTAGGGTGCTGTATCATAAAGAAGTTATCCATAAAATATAGATAACCTGTATCTGGATCACAGCATTTTATAAAATCCTGTAGTTCTTTATCAGTTTTGAAAACTGTTTTAGTGTAGGGATTCTTTACTAGTGATGGTGCATTACTCATAATAAGTATTTATATGAGCAATTTAGGAATGCTATTAAAAAGCACTCCTAAGAGTGCTTGATGTTATTTGATATCTAACGGTCTAGCTTTAGTAGCAACTATACAATAGTACTTTTCTTTCATTTCTATTGGATTGTCCAAATCATTTGAGTTAGGGACATTTAAATCAAATTCAAAGTTATCAAATGCATTGATAGAAAAACCAGTACGCTCTAATAATGCGGCTATTTGTTGTTCACCTAAAACACTATAATGATTTAAGTTATATTCATGCTTACGTTGTCCGTCTGGTGCAGGAACTTCAATGTAAATTTTGCCGCCTTGTTTCAATATACGATTATATTCCATCAAACTAAAGATAGGATATGGACTATGTTCTAGTGAATGACGTAAGAAAATAAAATCTACACTTTCATCAAAATATCCATCTTTTTGTGGTAAGAAACTTAAATCATATGTTTTGATAGTATGACCTTTATCTTGACAGATTTTGATATCGCCTGGGCTTAATGTTACACCGGTAACATCTGTATATTCACGTGTTTTCATCTCATCTAAGAAATAACCAGGGCCGCATCCTAAATCTAAGATTTTAGCAGTTTTTGGAATATTTAATGGATCAATATATTTTTCAAGTATTTGACCTGTCAATACTTTGTGAAATTCACTCTCACCCTCTTCATATATATGGGCTGTATAAAGCCATTCGTTATAAAATTTTAATTTAACTAAGTCAAGCGTGTTATTAATATCAATCATTCGTAATCCTGTAATTTGATATAATTACTTATTCTGATTGACATAGCTTAAATTATTTTCTTTTGTAGCCTTTAAAAGGTTTGACTATGCTTTGAACATTTGTACTTACTAATTCTTCACTATCTAAATTACCATTATTTAAATCTTTATACTCTAGCCCGGCAGCCTTGTATGCTAATATAAGCATATCTTGTTCTTCTTCAGTATAAGGATGTGCGGTGTTGTGTTTACCTACCCAACTTTCAGCATTCATTTCTATTGGGTTTATTCCATCACTACTTGCTACAGCCATCATTAAACGATTCAAATCATATATTCTATCATAGCTGTCTATTTTTTTTGAAAAAACATTTAACCCGCGGGTAGCTTCTTGATGACGTTTAGATATTTTACCAACTTTAGATTCGAATATAAATTCATTTGCTCTCATTTTCTTTTATATCCTTTGAATCCTCTAATCGGTGACTGAGTTACGGTATCGCTCATCTCATTGCTTCCGAATGAGCTTACTGATTTTTTGCCGGATTTTCCAACTTTCTGTAATGCTTGGTCAATAGTTTTACCAAGTTCTTTGTCAAACTGAGATGATACAACCTGATGTTCTCCCCAACTACTTTCTGCCCTAAACTTAGGCTCTAATCCAGTCTGTACATTATCGTGTCCACTTTCACCTCTTACTGCGGCAAGTGCTACACCAAAACGATATAAATTATAGAAGTCATTGTTCTTTAATTCTGGAATAATATACGTATTAGGAAGGGTCATAGATACCACATCAAGACCATCGTGTACTTTACTCAATGTAGTTTCAGTTATAAATTCTTTTGCTCTCATTCTGATTCCGTTGTTAATATCAAGTCGTTTTCAGTTCCCATTAAATAACCGTTAGCATAACCGTCTAATGCAATTTCAATGCCTGATACTACTACCTGATCAGGATAAGTTACAAACGCTGATATAAAATGTTCAATTCCTATATCTAATAATGGATTTATTAAAATTCTAACATTACCGGCTGATACATCCATATCATATCTACAAATAGCATTACCTTCAAATAAGGTTGAGTGTCCACTAAATCTTACACCATCTAGATTATTAGTAATACTAGCAGTTAGGGTAATATCTTGCATGTCGGGTGTTCCTGAATCACTTGAACGAATTTGAAATTCACCCTGATAAAAATTTGTTATAGGAACTTCTAATATAACTTGATTCTGTGCATTTCCGGACGTATACGCTGTACTGGTAGTTGTAGTAGTTAAAAATAAGTTAGTAAAATTGTTATTAATTTTACCAAATGCTACCCTTAAGGGATCACCATTACCATCGTTAGGTGTTTCACCAATGTTAATATATTCTTGGCTACCATATGTGGTTGTATTGGTGTCAAGAGTCAAAGAAGATGTAGTTGTTTCTATTGAGGAAAGTGTTGCAAGCTTTGTAGCTTTTTGTTTTTGTCTAATAATTACCGGATTATTTGCTTTGCTATCAAATGTATTGGTAATAGTCATATTAATATTATTGTTAATAGTATTAATATTTCCCGTACTTGTAGAATTATTTACATTGCTATTAGCAGCCAATGAGACCAAATTAACAATCATTCTGTTAATCTGATTTAACGAATTACCCAATGATTCATTTCCGGTATCGTCAATTAATTGTAATATCTCAGGATTACCAGTAGTTAATGTAAATAAATTTGCAAAATTATTATTAATTTTGTCAAAGGCAGTGCGTAAAGGATCCCCACTACCATCATTTGGTGTTTCGCCTGTTTCAATAATTTCTTGTGACATGTAAAATCCTAGACCTATAGAGTATTTATCAAAAGCCGAACCAATTCTTCTTTGGAGCTTCTATAACTATAGGGGTTTTACTACGCTGGATCTCTTGTAATGCTCTAATTGCTTCCATTTTTACTTGATTGTCAGCACTCTTGGTCATATCAATCAATACACTTATTCGTGCCGCTTCACTCATTGTAGCATCTCTACTTATGGATTTCTGTGCTTCTAGGTATAACTCAAAATCTTTGTTTGTAGCACAGCCAGCCAATAATACACTCAATAATATCAAATACTTCATAATATGCTATTATTTTACATTGTCA